TGATAGTCACTCGTCACGTCTGTGCATCCCGCACCTTCGGGAACTCAGCCATTATTTCGTTTCGGGGGCGTTTGTGTTTTGGTAAGAAGCCAGCCGTCGTAAGTGTCGCCACCTGTTAGCTGGTTGTTTCCAACCAAGTTGTTGCAAAGAGGTTGGTTTGATGACCACACTAGGCCCCTAAGCAACAATACTATAGTTTCATGGGGTTATATATACTTTGCCATAAACTGTTTGTGCTTAAATCGTCAAATTCGTGCAATTTCTAGTCTTTCCAAAAATCCCGAAAGCATATAGAACCTAGAAGTTATCCCAGCTTGTAACACGGATTCCTCGCTTATCTATATCTTGTATTGCCAACTCACACATCCACAGTGATATTACTGCATCAGATGTATGTCCATCCAGTCTACCATTCTTACCCCACATCAATCTAGACAATCCTTCTACTAACTTCCTAGAACCAACTGGCCCTGCCTTGTTTACTGACTTATCCCAAGGTATGATGTATTTGCCTTGTTCTAGAGCTAAAGCTATCCTAGGGATACCAATCTGTGCGTGATGCTTTTCCGAGCCTGTTCTGTGGCCCTGAACGGGCAAAGATGCCAAATCCTTAGCTGCGTGTGCTACCAGCCTCTGGAACCCATTAGTCTCTACCATAATCATCGTAGGATTATGTTTCTCTGCTAATGATACCAGATTGTTTACCTGAGATGTCAACCAGCCTGCTCCTTCTGCTTTTACCTTACCACACCACTGATACAATATCTGACGCACCTTAGTATCTCTATCATAAGACACAACAGTGTAAGCAGTCTCGTCATTTGTAGTGTCAAGTCCTACAGCCAAATCTACACCTATTACAATATCTGTATCTCCAATCGGTTTGTCAAATCCTAATGACTGGTCTAAACAAGGCTCAATAACGCCCCAAGGAATCACAGCAGTTTCTGGGTCTAATGGATTCAACAGATACTCAGATTCAAAAGCTCTAGTTCCCATTGAATGTCTTTCTGCTTCTAGCCTATCTAATGTCCAATATTCAGGCCATCTAGGTTTACCTTCTTTGTTTAACGCAGGATGCCAAACGTGTGCCCAGTCTGGACTCTGCCTAACCCAGTCTGTTGCGTCTCCTATTCTCTTCTGTGTACCAATCAACAATATCTTGCCCTCTGGCAATCTCATCGGCATTACAACTCTTTTGATAAAATGTATAATCCTATCATCTGACATCCTAGGAAACTCTTCCAGAATATCATCCAGAATAATTAGATGAACGTGAGGACCTTCCAAAGATTTGCTTGTAGATGCAGCTCTAATCCTACTCTCATTGTTAAAATATTTCTGACTCTTTTTCCAAGAACCACTATCTTCTTTGCCTTTGATTAGTGGTGCCAAACGCCAAGACCTTTTACACAATTCTTCAAACTGTTCTAACTTGTCAATCGCTTGGTCAAGAGTTGCAGATACATACAATGCTTTGTAGTTAGGATATTTAGACATCATGTATGCACAATACGTCAAAGTAAATGTAGTCTTCAGGTGACCTCTTGCACACATTATTCCTACGTATCTTTTATCAGAATTTATTGTATCGTACCAGCTCTGATGCATATCTCCTAATGGAACGTATTCACTAGGCTCCATACGCATAAAGTCTGTAAGGACTGCATTTGCAAAATCCATAAACTCTAATTCTTCTTGTACTAAACCTTTAGCAAGTAAGTGTTGCGTAAATTGTTCTAATCCTTCGATTCCCGCCATTTCTTAACATACTCCTTATTTATGTCAACTGTAAAATATTTAGGAGTACGGTTGTACAAATAATCTGACAACTCATGTATGTTATCTGTTTCAATAATTACTCTACCTGTTTTACTATCGCAAATCCTAAACATTATTCCAAATCCCTAACTAACTCTACCCAGTTCCTAATTACTAAATTAATCTGCTCTTGTGATAAACCTGCATTCTTCATTGCCTCAGGCATCTTGTCTGCAATCTCCCGAATTAGAGTGTCTTGCAAATCTTTTGCACCCTCTAGACGTTGCAGTTCTCTGATTACAGAAACCATCTCGTAAGCTCTAATCTCTGACGTACTTCTATCTAGTTGCGATGTAAATTTAGACTGTATTGATTGCAGTGTCTTAATGTTCCTTATAGTAGAACGGGTGCTGTTAGTTGCCGTTTCTTGCTGTACGACTTGTCTTTGTTTGTCTAGTAAAGATTGCCAATCACCTTGCCTAGCCCATCGCTTGATAGTGTTATGAGCTACTGAATTATTGTATTGCTCTTTTATCTTATTTGCAATAGTCTTGTATCCCATTCCTTGCAGAAAGAATACTCTTGCTTCTTCCTTTATACTGTCATCATAGCGAGGCATTACAACTCGTCTTTCTTCCAATCCTTGACATAGGATTTGATTACTTGTCTAGCAAGTTCAGAAACTGGTCTGCCTTGTTGCTCTGCTATCTTACTGAACTCATCCCAACTATTCTTAGTTCCTTTGGGAAAAGTCAGCAAGTACTGATAAGGTCGGTTCTTATATGCCATGTTTATCTATCCGATTAGGGGTTATATAACTCTCCTTTCTTTTAACCAGAAGCTCCAATCTTTCTCTGGATACTTCAATGCTATCCAAGCCATCTGAGTCTCTGTAGGATTCATATTATCAAGATAACTTGTTCTTTCTTTAACTGTATCAATGCTAGGCAATAATCTAGCGAAGTCTTCACTTCCTTCTATCCATCTACCAAAACTACGTTTAAGTGAATGAAACTTGTCTTCTTTGTATGCTAACATCCAATCCTTATCTCTAGATACTTGTACTTCTCTTGCTTTGTCAGAAGTTCTAATCTCTGTAAGTCTATCTTCCAAGACAGCTAAGTTATGTTCTTCGTTTTCTAACTCTGCTTGTATTTTCTTATATTCAAACCTCTTAGTAGAAATCTTAGTTCTAAGTTCTTCTGTTTGCAGTGTCAATGACATTACATCATTCTTTTCATCCATCAATCTGATAATTGACATCTCTATCATTTCAGACATAGACCTGCCTCTACACCAACCCTTAAATCTCTCCCATAATTGTGGAGATACTGAGATTCCTCTAACGATTCTAACCTCGTTATTATTCTTTCTTTTTCTACCCATTTTATGACCTCTGGAAACTTGGGATACTATAACCCATTAAATACTTTTTTATTATATATGTTATATAAAATCTTATATATATTATATAAGAAATAATGTATTATTCTTCTTCCTCCTCTCCTAGTATTTCTTTCTTCATTTTAGCTATATAAGCATCCCACTTAGCTAATAGTTTATCTGAATCCACGATTAATCCTCTCTCTTAACCAATTAACACCAGTCCAGAACCCTGCAACAAAAGATACAAAACAAAAGAATAATGCCAGTACATTACTCATCTTTCTTTTCCTCTAGTATATCTCTCATCATGTTTTTCATTAAGACCACCATCATACCAAGACCTGTATCAAAAGCCTCTAGTTCTTTGTCTTCATATTCCATGATATTCTTAGCTCTAAAGTTTCCTGCATGAACTATTAGTTCGTTTAGTAAAACTACCCAAGCATCTTTTACATTACTCATTTCTGCAATCAGCACAGAAACTACCATGCTCCTCCACATCTAATGGCGTGATAATAAATCCACAGCTCTTACATCTCCAAGTCATTCGTAACACTCTCCGCATCTTAAACAACACATCTCGAATAGATAAGCTCCACAAGCAGGACAGGCTTCTTCATCGTATTCAGTAATACTCATTGTTTACCTCTACTTAGTGCAGCAGCCTCTTTAGCATCTGCTACAGCTTCTAAGACTTTTAGTTTGACACTCTTTCGTAGTTGTCTAAAACTGTAATCTTGTATCTTATCATCTACCTTTTCTCTAGCATCTAGAGTAACGGTTTCGCTAACATCAACACGAATAGATTCGTACTGCTGAGAACCAGCAACTGTAATTCCCATCTTTACTGTATATCCTTCAGTTTCCATCAGTCCTCCATAGGCCAATCATCATACCAACCCACTCCATTTCTATTTTCATAATCGGATTCTATTTTTTCAAAAGATGGCCAATCCCATAACTTTTGAATTTTTCTTCTTAGTTCATAACAATTTCTACAACTATGTGGTTTTCTATTTGCAGGAATTTTTACTTGTTTAAAATTATTACCTTTACAGGTTGGGCAATTTGCCATCTGTATTGGTTTACCTTTATGTTCATTGTACCGCATCTTTTACCTCCTGAGACCTTTTCATCCAAGTCTTATCTACAATCGTATGACAGCCACTGCATTGAATTACACAGCAGTCGTATCTATCATGCTCTATTACTTCTGCTATCAATTCAGCTCCGCACTTCATACAATTCATTTGTTATCTCCTTTTGATAATCTAAATATCTCAGATTCTACATATACTTGCAAATCCTTGTGTGCATGATTCTTAAGAATCTCAACGCACATTAACAGATACATCTTTCTGTCTACTAAGATTGTATCCATCTAAGACCTCTCCTCGTCTGTGTTTTCTTGTTGCCATTTTTTAAATTCATCATTAGTCATTTTCTTTGGCCAGTTTTTATCATTACCATAAGGTCCAGTTGCATCCATTGATTCTCCTTTCATATTAAATTCTGCCAATGACCCACTAATAAATATAGTTCCATCTTCTTCTTCTTTTTCAATGTGATGAACTGAATAATAAGTAGGATAACGATGTTGTATTCCTATGTTTTGCCAAGTGTAGCCGTGATATTTCAAAATTATCTGATGCTTTGTTTTCATCCAAACTTCAGCATCTCCTTTCTCAATTACAAACTGTGGATATGCATAGAGCTTTACCCCTTGAAATTTTTTAGTCCAGACTTGATGATACATTAATTTGTATTTATTACCTTGCCCAAACATTAGTCCACCTCTGGGCAGTCGCAGATACGATAGCTGATAGGTAGCTTACGAAGGTCGTAAGCCTTGATTACTTCGCAGTTACAAGCCATTTATTTATTTCTCCAGTTTGGCATCATCTCATCTAACAACTTTTCTGTTTTTAATTGTTGTTCGTAAGCAGCCATTATCTGTTTTGCTTTTTCTGTTGCTTCATAAATCATTGCTCTGTCAAACTCAGCATCTGGTGTAGTCATAATTCCTTTGATGTCAACTACTGAGTCTAAGTTCTTTTTCTGATTATTTACTGTAGCTTTAGCTTCGTTGTATTCTTCTTCAGTAAATAACTTAGGACCGCCATTGATTCTTACTTCTGGGAAGTGTGGGTCATGTCCTGAAGCTTTAAGAGTAGACATAAATTCAGATGTAAGATTTTTGTTGTTTGATACAAAATCATTGAATTTGATAGTGTTATCATAGATACCAAATTTATCAAATTCTGACGTTGTCAAAAATTCTACATTTTCTGTTCTTGACCATCTCCCATAAAATCTTGTGTAAGACACTATGTTAAATGCGTTTTTGCTTGCCATTTTAGTTGTTGAGTTATTTTTGCTCATACCATATTAGTTTACAAGGGATATATAAGCTTTTAGCATACAGTTTGTGCTTAGCGGTCAAAATCCTAGCCTAATCTAGAATCCCGAAAGCATATATAATTACAACTGCAACTGTCTTACAAAATCCTTCAGATTTAACTCTGGTTCACCCAGGGTTAACTTAGTTACCAATGTATCGCCTATTTCCGTCTCGTAAGCCACCACTGGTAGGATAACATCCTTTTCTAATACAGGAACGTCTAACTGCACTAAATCGCCTAATCCTACCCATTCTACGTTATGCATAGTTATTGCATAATTAAATGTAGGTTTTAAAAAAGATTGTAAGACCTCATACGCTGTATTTTCTAACACACCTCGGTTTACAGTATCTAAAGTTATTAAAGCAGAACTAGGGCCAAATTGTTTGATGCTATCTTCATTGCTTAAAGATTTAAAAATGTTAGCATCAGATTTACTTTGAGCTGTAATAGAATTAACTAGTCGTGTTGTATCTATTTGTGCAACAATTCCTTCACCAGTGATATTTGCATTATCTTCAGATATTTTTAGCACTGCTTGATTATTAGTATTTTTAAAATCTGCTAGATAAATGTCAAACTTATTGCCTGAACGTATTGCATAATTGTACCTTATAAAATCGGTGCTTTGATGAAAGTCGTCATTAAAAGATGCAACCATAAACTCTATACATTTGTCAATAAAGTCTTTGCGTTTTTGTAAACCCGCTAATCCCATTTCTTTAGTGGCTTTTATTGATGAACCTAACAATGTTTCCCTAACATTTATATCTCTGTAATCTGCTGCATCTTTAATTAAAAAATATAAATCTTGACCAATAATATCAGACTCTTTAAAATTGTTAAACTCTGAAGTAGCCAAGAAAGTAATTCTATCTAAAGCTACAATTGAATGCGTTTGATTACCTGGTTTAATTATTTTTATAATGCCTTCAAAATTTAAATTGTGTACACCGCCGCCTCTTCCTATTTCAATTTTTAACACTGCACCTAATCTACATTTCATTAATGATTCTTTATCAGATACTTGGATTGTTACGGAACGTGGCTCGTTTACCGTAGCCTTATACAATACTTTGCTAACAGTTAAAACATCATTGTCATCTACGGTTGCTGTTATGTCTATCTGTTCAGCTAGATTAACAGATTCAGGTATGGGCATTAACTAACATCCTCACCAATTATTACAAAGTTAAGATTAGCTAAATACACATTAGGGTCTATGGTATCTTTTGTAAGATTACCAGATTCTAATCGCATTCGCAATGTTCTATAAGATGTAGTTGGCGAGTCTAACTTTTTACTGTCTAAGAAAACGTAATCGTATCGGTTGCCTTCTACCAAACTAAACAACGCTCTGTAACCTGTTTGGTCAAGAGCCTTAGCTTGCACTGTTACTTTTGGAACGCCCAGTTTAGTTCTAGTAACACCTACTGGATAACGTCTTATGCCTAATGGCATCTGTGTAGAAATACCACCACTTCTCGTTAAGTTTACTTTTTCTATTGCAATATTGCTAGTTTCTGCTAAAAGGTCAAGGTTTAGAGTTTTAGGAGCTGTTGAAATAACTGTCGTATCGGTTTCAGACCAGTAAAACTGAAAGTTAAAATCTGTACTTGTGGTGCTTCTATCAGTGGCATTATACCTAGTTTTAGAACTATCCACTACTGCTAAATAAAACTCAATTTCATCTTGAGCATCTGCACTGTTAAAAACTGCACAAGTTATAGTAGGTTTTTTAGCAGAGTCGTGACGAATAATAGTTGGCGTTTCGTCTGCATCTGTTGTTGCAACTGACGTTGATACATAGGTTCTTTCTTCTTCTGTTAAGTTATTTGCGTCAGTTTCAATTAGTGCTACATTGTAAAAATTACCATCTTCAACACCATCGTTATCAGAGTCTTTTAAAAAAGATTTAAGTTTGTAAAATTTGGGTGAGTCAAATGTACCGTTGTCACCGCTGTCATTACCAACTTTAATAATATCACCTGTAAAAAAGTTTTGCTCAAACCAACAATCTTTAAATCCTGAACGATGAGTTGCTTGCAAATCTTGTATAACTATTTTACCAGAATTATCAAAATCAACAAATCCTGGACTTACTCCCCTAATCATTGCGTGACCGCCCCATTTATACCTGTTAGCAAACCGATAAACATTGATGTCTGTGCCACTTGCGTGAGTCGTTGCAGTTGTGTTGTTATATCCTCTTTCCACACCAATTGTTGAACCTGAAATTGAATGTACAAACATAATTTCATTGTCAATTTTTATGATGTCACCTTGAACAAATAATGAACTTGTAATTGTTAGCACATCATCTGTTGCATCTAAAGTTTCATTCAAATTTGAATTAGAGTCTTCTATACCATTAGCAACGTTACTGTCATAAAACAAATCTTTGTTTATAACCGTATTTCCCGCCCCCCCAGTATCAGCCTCATTTGCAACTAGAATATATCTTTTACAAGTATATATTTGGTTATTTTCTGCGGAAGCTTTTGACACACAAAGAACACATTCTATTTCTTTAAAAAATATTTCATCGCCACCAGCGTCAACTGCAACCGAACCTATATTGGGCCTAGCATCAATATCAAAAGAAGCTGGAGCCGCAGTAGCAGATGTAAATGCATAATGGTCAAACGTAGCAGCAGTATCGCTAATGCTATCGCCACTACTATCATAACTAGCTAAACCAAATATTTTAAATGTAGAGTCTGCAACATCTGTTGTACTTAATGAGCCTATTTTTACTCGTTTACTCCCATCATCAAATACACTGTTATCGTTTTCTAAAGCATTTGCTGTAACAATAGTATTGCTAGTGCTTTCAGGAATATATCCCCATAAAAACTGGTCTATTGTAGTGTCTGCACCACTAGTTCTAGAATGTTGGCCAGATAATGTCAACGCAGTTGTTCTGTCGCCATATTTAGCTTGAGTAACTTTTTTTGTAGATGTAGAAATAACTGCACTTGGAAATCCAAATATAACATCAGGTTGATGACTATTTACAGCTTGCTTATCTGACCTAAATCCATTCTGGTCTTCAACTTGCACTTTTACTACCTTTGCTCCAGCAGAAGAATATACATGACTTACAACTGTGTTAGACCCGTTATTATGTACGGGTGTGAGTTCACTCATTTCATAGACTGCATAATCATCATCTGTGTCACTTACACCAGAATCCCAATTAACTCGGATTTTAGTAAATTTGTTAGAAGTAGGCGTGTTAGCAACCGCATCTGTTATAATTTTAAGATATACTTTTTGACCTATTGATACATTAGCATTCGCAGAACCTAAAGCTGACGACAGTGCTGAATCTGTATAAAGTAATGCTCCTGTGCTTGTTTTAATTTTAGGTCTAAACAACTCTAACTCTGTACCGCCTGTTGCACTAGTACCTGTATTGTCATTATTAACAGTAAACACTCTAGCAAACAATCGTGTACCTTCTGTAAAGCTTCCTGAAAACTGACTTGTATTTACTACAAAGTTTTTAGCTGCTGCTGTAAAATCAGGACTGCTTGTTGCAGAGACTCCTGTTGAATTATCCATATCAATGTAAAATCCTGATATGGTGCTGTCGTCTGGTAGCGAGACTGTTAAGTCGCCAGTAGTACCATTACGGTTAGCGGCTAAAGCCATAGTTGCAGCGTCTGGTTTTCTTAATAGGTGATTTAGAGTAATTACTACATTATTTTGTGTTATAACAAAATTATCTGTACCACTGTTATAAACAGCTAAAGTACAAATAGAACCAAAAGTCCAACCACATTCTTGTAAATCTTCTTCTGATAAAGTAAGCGTTTCAGTAGCTGAGCCACCTGGTTCAGTATCCAACTTGTTACCTTCTGTAATTGTTGTTTCACTAGTAGCTAAATGACCTTGTTGCCAATTTGCAGGATTCCATTTTTTATTACTTGCATCTTGCCCTTCTTGATTGTAACTGTAAAAAGACATTTCATGAAAGTTAATTTTAGACGCAAACTCATCTTTTATTTTGTATATTTCAATATCGCTACCATCATTAGTTAATGTAAATCTTATTGTAATTGTAGAAATAAATGCCTTATCTGACAGTTCAATACTTTCACGTTTAGGAATTTTGAATTGAAGAACACCCATTTTTGTAGATGCTGCCTCACTGTCTATTTCTACATCTACATCATAATAGCTAGTAGATGGTGCACCACTGTTTACTTTTCCAAACTCATAATTAGAAATTACTGTACCCATTATCTACCTCCTAATACATTCAATACACCACTAACTGGCCCAAAGGTTAAAGCATCACCAAGCTCTGCCGCTGCTGTCGTTACTCCTTGAATAGAACCATACACTCTATCAATTAAATCTGCTAACATTTCAAACCCATCTTTTAAACCATCTACAGCTCTAGTAACTAAACCAAATTTAGCTTCTAAGGCTATAAGTGCTAATACTAAAATTACTACTGCCGTAATTATAGCTCCAATAGGATTTGCTCTAATTGCTAAATTTAATTTTGTAGTTGCAGCCGCAGCCATAGTAGTTGCACTAGACTGAGCAATCTTAGCTTTTACATCTGCCAAAGATACAACTGTGCTTAACTTCTGTACCGCTACAAATACTTCCATTGGCCCTGCTATAATCTCAAACGCAAACCTAGCTTTCATCAAAGACTTAGCCTGTTCTTCATTAACAAAATTTAACTCTTGAGCTGCGGTAATTGTCTTAGCATAACCGCCAGATATTTGATTTAAACTACTAACCATTGCCTCTTGTTTAGCAATGTTTTCAAGCATTTGCAAGCTAGCTAGTTTTTGTTGTTCTTCAAACTCTTTAGTTTTTTGGTTGGCACGCTCAAGACCTTCTTCAAGACCTGTTGGGTCTGCCTCTAATATTATTCCTAGTTCATCTACTACTGCCATTATGCTCCTAACTCCATCTTAACATCCCTTTGCATCTGATTTAATTCTTCTAATCTTTCTTGGTTAATCTTATGAGCTATTGTAGCTTTCTCTGAAGTTAACGTGTTTACATAAGAAAGTAAAGTATCTCTATCATAATCATCTAAAGCATCAAGCAATAACCTAACATCTTCATATTTTAGTTTTGGCTCTTCTATCATAAGCTCTAACATTGCAGTATAGATTGGCATAGATTTACTATGAGCATTATTTAAGACTCGCATTTCTTTAGCACTGAGTGTCTGACCCTTTGCATTTTTATCATACAACTTACGAAGCATTGGCAAATTCTTAGCCATGCCTTCCTTAGTTTGCCAGAACCTTTCGTTAATACTTCTCCACTCTTCTTCAGATAATCTACGCAATACAATCATAGGTTTCTGTTCAACTTCTCTAAGACCAAACCACACCTTCTTCTTTGGCATAAATTTAGCTACAGATGGTAAGAATACTTCTTTACGCTGCCAATACTCCTCTCGGATATGACTCATGTCAATTAGGGGCGT